AAGATTGCCGGCAGCACTGAGGCCAACCCCGCCCGCATCCAGATGTTCGGGGTAGTGAACCGGACCCATGCATGGCGTGAAGGCATGTACCAGGCTGCCGTCAACCTCTACCGCCGGGTGTTTGCCTCCCTCGGGACTGAGATGGAGGGACGCATGCTCATAAGGGGGGACAGCGTGGCTGTGTCCCACGACATGGTACGGTGGGGGCAAAGTGCGGAAATTGAGTCATGGGACGCCTCCGCCCGCGTCCTCGGGCTCAGCGAACCAGTTGACGACACCGTCACAGTGGTGGGCCTCAGCGACCGGCGTGGGAGGCTCTGGGGTCCTGTTGAGGTGGCATCCATATCTGCGGACGGGTACAGCCTGACCCTTGATGCCGCAGACCTCGCCACCGTAGAGGGGGACATGGACGCAATCCCGGTCTACCTGGCCCTTGACCAGGAACCCACACGGGCGATGTGCGGGACGCTGGACACCTACAGCAGGAAGTTCAAAGTTGTGGCTGTGACCCCGGACAGGGGCAACGCAGTCCAGATGGTCCTGACCAATGACGACCCGAGGGTGTATGGCGTGGACACCGGGACACCGCCGGATGAGGTCAGCGCCTACGGCCCCGGCGGGGTCCCTGACGCCCCGGTTGTGTCTGGGCTCGCAGTCAGCCAGAACCCCTCCAGCCCAGCCAGCCCTGTCTTGCTGGACACGAGCTGGAATGCGGCCCCGGGGGCCACGTCCTACCTCCTCCAGGTCAGCCCAGACGGCATCACCTGGGAGAGCGTTTATGACGGCCCCCTCACCTCAGCCCAGATCATAACAGAGGCCGGGCCGGTCTACGTCCGGGTGTTCGGCATTGGACAGTTCCGGGGACCAGCGGCTGTCCCGTCCCCGACGCCAGTCACCTATGGGACGCCCTCCCTCCTCCCCGGCCAGACGCAGAACCTGACTGTGTCGGCTGACGCTGGAGCTGGAGTGCTGACAGCCAGCTGGGGGGCTGCCCCCCGCGCCACATCCTACCGGGTTGACGTCTACATTGACGACAATGCCGCCTACACCGACCTGGTCATGTCCCGCACGCTGTCTGGAACCTCTGTCCTGTTCACCTCCACTGACGTTACAGCGGCAGGGGGACCCTGGGGAGCGTTCATGGTGACCGTGGTCCCCCTCAACGGTGCCGGGGCTGGGGCGGGGGCGTCCCTGACGGTCACGGACGTGGAGCTGACGGCCCCGGCGTCAGTGAGCCTGGTTACAGACTACAACGGACTGGAGGTCAATGTCCAGTGGTCCCCTGTTGTTGCAGCTTCCGTCTACGTGGTGGAACTGTGGGAGGGTGCAACGCTCCGGGCAACCTATGAGCCCACCTCCACCAGCATGCTGGTCACGGCAGCTTCCTTGGCGGGTGCGGGGGGTCCGTGGCGCTCCTTTGAGGTCAGGGTGAAGGCAAAGAACGGGGCACTGGTAAGCACGGCAACTGTACTCGCCGTGGCAGATGTGGCCCCCGCCGTCCCCGACAACATCACGACCTCCTCTGGGACTGCCGGAGAGGTTGACGTGTCATGGGACGCCTCCACCAATGCCCTGGTGTATGTCCTGTATAGCTCTGCCTCCACCGGCTTCACCCCCGCACCGGCCAACGAGGCATTCAGGGGCGCTGGGCTGGCGCACAACATTGGCAGCCTGACCCCCGGTGACACAGTGTACTTCCGCCTGGCAGCTGAAGACAGCTACGCAGGCGGGGACGGTTACAACATCGCCGCTGAATTCAGCCAGCTCGTTTCATAAGGGAGATACACCATGATCATCAGCAACTTCGACATCCAGAGGCTCCTGAAGGCCGGGGGACGGTACGGGGGAGCCCTTGACGGTGACCTCGGGCCGAACAGCATGCGGGGCGTTGACGGCCTCCTTGAGTCCCGATCCGGCGAAGTCAGCGGCCAGTACAAGCGGTGGAGCGCGCGGCGGAGGGCCACAGCAGCCTTCCAGCTCATCCTCAAGCACGCAGGCTTCCCAGACGTTGGTGCGATTGACGGACTGGTTGGGCCCAACACTGTCCAGGCGTACAGCGAGTGGGACCACCTCCAGCGGGAGGGCGAGCGCCCGGCAGCCTGGAGGCCTGACGACACCCCCCTGACGCCGGAGGAGGATGGCCGGCCAGTGGCGGGGATGGCCAACGACTGGGGCTCACAGAGCGGCATGGACAAGCGCTTTGGACCAGCCGGGGGGCCACAGTGCACAGCCGGCAAGGTGAACCTCCCCTTTGACATGCGCATTGCCTGGGACTTGAGGACAACTGTGCGGCGCTTCTCCTGCCATGAGGAGGTGGCCCAGAGCGCTGAGAGGGTCTACGCCAGGGTGGCGAGCGCCTACAGCCCGAGGGAGATCAGCGCGCTGGGGCTTGACCTGTTTGGGGGCTGCTACAACTTCCGCAAGAAGCGCGGGGGCACAACCCTGTCCACCCACGCCTATGGGCTGGCCATTGACACCGATCCTCTGCGCAACCAGCTGAGGTGGACGCGGAGCCGGGCCAACCTTGCGCAGCCCCGCGCTGAAGAGTGGTGGCGCTGCTGGCAGGCAGAGGGTTGGTTGGGCCTTGGCCCCGCCCGCGACTTCGACTGGATGCACGTCCAAGCTCCGGGGCTCTGACACCTATCCCCGCAGGCCCGGGCGGGGTATAGTTCCCGGGACCACAACAAGGAGAGACTGAATGGACACGAACACAACCAAGGGCATCTTTGCCTCCAAGACCGTCTGGGGTGGAGTTGTTGCCCTCCTCGCAGGCATCGCCGCCATCTTCGGGTACAGCTTCAGCGAGGTTGACCAGACAACCCTCACTGAGGCGATTGTTGGCATTGCGTCAGCCATTGGTGGCCTCCTGGCCATCTACGGGCGGGTGATGGCAACCAAGGAAATCGGCTGATGAGCTGGCTTGCGCTCCTCCGGGCGCTCCTCAGCCTCGCTTCCTACGTGGCAACCCGCGTCAGGGATGAGGAGCTGAGGGCGTCTGGAGAGGCGCGGCTGGTTGCCCGCCAACTGGAGGACCTCCATGAACGCATGTACAAGGCTTCCCTCGCTCGCAGTGATGAGCCTACTGATGACCGGCTGCGCGATGACGATGGACACCGCCGGGACTGACCCGAGCCCGGAGGCAGCCCGGCCCCTGGCCGTCTGCGGGAGCTGGCTGGCCATTAGTTGGGCAACCGGCGACACTGACCAGACCATCCTGGAGGTCCGGGCCAGCAACCGGGCGAGGGAGGGGTGGGGCTGCCCGTCTTAACTTAGGGGTGGGCCGTCTTAACTTCGGACCCACTCCTGAGGCTGAAGTTAAGTTGCATAAGCCATTAAGCCCAAACAGATAATCGGCCCCGTCTTAACTTAATCGACTTTCTTAGGGTCATTCCGCTTTGCTAGACAGGGAAGTTAAGACTGCCCTCCCTTAATTAAGTTAAGAAAGTTAAGTAAGTTAAGTTCTTGCATGTCTGTCAATGGCTTATGCGGAACGACTTGCGCCTGGGCAAGGTGGCGAAGGTAAGAAAGCTAAGACGCTGATACAGACTTTTTGCCTTCCCCCCGGCGGCCAGCCTCCGGTAGGGTCAGGGAATAGAAATGGAGAACCCCTTGAGCTACCAGTTTCACACACAGCCGTTCGGCCACCAGGCAGAGGTCTGGGAGGCATCCCGCGACCTCACCGCCTTCGCGGCCTTCTGGGAGCAGGGCACCGGGAAGTCCAAGCTGGCCATCGACACCCTCGGACACCTCTACACTGAGGGCAAGGTTGATGCAGCGATAGTTGTAGCACCCAACGGGGTCCACCTCAACTGGATCACCGATGAACTCCCCGTCCACCTCAGCCCCGACTTCCCTCTGATGTCGTTTGCCTATTCAGCCCCCAAGGCGGACGCCCTGTGGCACCAGGCCGCAGTTGACCGCCTGATCAAGCATCCGGGGCTCCCCTTCCTTGCAATCAGCTATGATGCGTGGATGACGGATCGGGGCAAGAAGGCAGTGTGGAACATGATGCGCAAGCGGCGTGTGTTCCTTGTCCTTGACGAGAGCCACCGCGTCAAGACACCCTCTGCCCGGCGCACCCGCTCCATCCTCGCCGGGGGCAAGCACGCCCCCTACCGCAGGGTGCTCTCCGGGACGCCGGTGACCAATGGTCCCTTCGACATCTACAGCCAGGTATCATTCCTTGACCCTGGGTTCTGGAGGCGTGAACTGGACATTGCGAGCTTCACGGCCTTCAAGTCATTCTTCGGGGTCTGGGACAAGGGGTGGAACAACGCCACCAAGAAAGAGTTTGACCTGCTCGTTGGGTACCAGAACCTTGAACACCTGTCTGAAGCAATCAAGCTCATCAGCTCCCGCGTCACCAAGGATGAGGTCCTGGACCTGCCGGACAAGTTGTACACCAAGCGGTACTATGAGATGAGCGCCAGCCAGCGCCGGGTTTACGACAGCCTGGAGGGTGAGCTCATGGCCTGGCTGGAGAGCGGCGAGCTGGTCACGGCTCCCCTCGCAATCACGCGCATGCTCCGCCTCCAACAGGTCCTGTGCGGTTACATACCGGCAGACGGTGACGATGAACCGACAGAGCTGATTGAGAGAGACAAGAACCCCCGCCTGCGGTTGCTCCGGGACACGATGGAGGACGTCAGCGGCAAGGCGATCATCTGGGCCACCTGGACCCGGGACATTGACATGATCCTCCAGATGCTGAGGGACATGGGCCGCAACCCCGTCCGATATGACGGACAGGTGAGCGATGGCGACCGGCAGAAGGCCAAGCATGACTTCAAGCACGGGGATGCGACTGACTTTGTTGCCAACTCCCAGATGAGCGAGGGCCTCACCCTCAACGAGGCCAAAACGACAATTTACTACACCAACAGCTACAAGCTCATTGACCGCCTCCAGACGGAGGACCGCAACCACCGGATCGGGCAGGGGGACCACGTGAACTACATCGACCTTGTTTGCCCCGGGACCCGGGATGAGATGGCGATCAACGCGCTGGTGGCCAAGCTGGAGGTCGCAAACGTGATCATGGGCGACAAACAAAAGGAATGGATCAGGTGACAACTGTATATGTAGTCCAGGACCACCGGCGGTACAACAAAGACACAGGGGAGTTTGAGGCAGTCCACGACCTCACGCCAGCCAAGAAGTTCGGCCCCATCCGCTACCTCCTGACACCCACAGCTGCCCCCTGGAGCCCGGAAACTGTCATTGCTGAGCTCTGGGACGGCCTCCGGGACTTCGGGGACGCTGACCACCTCCTGCTGACCGGCAACCCCATCCTGATCGGTTGGGCAACTGCCGTGGCAGCGCAAGTGAACGGGGGCCGCCTGAACATGCTCCAGTGGAATGGGCGCGAGCGGCGCTACATATCGGTGGCGGCCCAAGTGTTTCCGGTTGACCGGAGTGGGCACCGGGAATAAGATTTACAGGCTAGAAAAGGAGAACCACCGATGACCGGATATGAAAGTTTTGCTGCAGCCCCGCTCGGGGACAACATCCTCGCACAGATCGCACAGACGGCCCGAGACGTACTTGAGGCGCAGGCCCTTGTGACCCTGCGCGAGGGCGAGCTCAAAGACGCCAAGAAAGTTCTGAGCATCCTCCAGCAGGATACCATGCCTGACCTGATGACTGCCGCCGGTGTGGAGGACCTGAAGACAATTGACGGCCACCGCGTGACGATGAAGACAGGCACGCAGTGGCGTCCTGACCAGGCCCAGAAGGCCCTGACCGTGAAGTGGCTTGAGAATAACGGCCACTCGGGGATCGTCAAGCGCGAGGTCAAAGTGGAAATGGGCAAGGTGACCCAGGAGCAGGTTGACGACCTCGCCTACAAACTGGTGGCCCTTGGTTGGACACCGGCTGCCAGGCTAGATGTCCACCCACAGACCTTCGGGGCTCTGGTGCGTGAGCTGCTGGCCCGGGGGGAGGACGTGCCGCTGGCTGAGATGGGGGCTGAGGTCACCAAGTTCGCGGACGTGAAACCCTCCAAGTGAGATACCGTCACCTGGTCTAGTGGTGAGAGGTCCCCCTGCTCGGGGGAAGCGCGATGAGCCGGGGCGCAACAACCCGCCTCAATTGAGAGGAGACGCCACATGGCGACCAAAACTGAAGTTGCTCCAAAGGACCAGGCCGGGCTTCCGGGTGAATATGCTGGTTTCGAGCAGTACGCGGGGCAGGGACTTGACGACCTGGACAGCTCTGACCGCTCCATCCCGTTCCTCAAGGTTCTGGAAAAGGGCAGCCCCGAGATTGAAACCGTTGATGGTGCCAAGGCAGGCATGATCATTGACACTTCGACCTTGAAGCTGTACACCACGATCCGGTTTGTCCCGGCCTGCCGGGAACACGCATTTGTCGAGTGGGTTCCAATCGACAACGGCGGCGGTCTGGTCGCGTCCCACAGTATGGGTGAACCAATCTCCAAGTGGGGCCAGACCCAGCGGGGCAAGATCACTCTGCGGAACGGCAACGACCTCGTTGAGACGTTCTACCTGTTCGGCATCCTGCTCCCGGATGAGGGTGACGATGAATCAGAGCCCAAGCCGGTTGTGATCAGCTTCACGTCCACCCGGATCAAGACCTACAAGAGCATCGTCAACCGATCGGACAGCATCATGCTCCTCGGGGCTGGGGGGCGCAAGTTCAAGGCACCGTGGTTCTGCCACGTCTGGCGCTTGGGCACCCTCAAGAAGGTGGACGGCGCTCAGTCCTGGTACCTTTACACCGCTGAGTTCGACAGCCCGAACAAGGACGCCACTGGTGCCCGCCTCCCGGCAGACCACGTGGTGGTTGAGATGGGGGCTGAGATGGTCCGCCAGAAGTCCTCGGGCGATCTGAAGATGGCGCAAGAGGGTGCGGCTGGTGAGCAGCCAGACATGCCGCCGTCTCAGGGCGGGTACTCCGGCGGCAGTTCCGCCGACACAGAGGATGAGCCCCCATTCTGAGGGCTGCCCTACCTGCGCTGAAGGGCGCACCCCCGGGACGCGCGCATGCCGGACCCGGGGGACCCACAACCGGAATGGAGTGCTGTATGAAACGCCGCATCAAGATGAACGCCAACCCGCTCCACCCCCACCCCACGGGGAAGATCGGACGCCCAGGAGAGTACCAGCGCCACCAGCTGGGTTCCGTCGTCTTGGGCAAGCGCGTCCTGAGTTACCATGCCACCAAGGGTTGGCGCAACCGCCGGGCATGAGCCCAGCCTAGAAATGGAGAACAACATGGCGGAATGGATAGCCTCAAAGCTGGGCAAGTTTACCGATGGCCTCATCTGGGGCCTCGGGATAGGTCTGGGACTCAAGCTAATGGGGGTCAACATTGTGGCGACCTACATGGGTGGCTGACAATGGAGTGGGGACCACAACAGGACGGGGGGCTGGTGGCCGTTGGTCGATGGCTCGCCAACCCGCGACGCAGGCAGCTGTTCCGGCTGTTCGGATACGCCGGGACCGGCAAGACCACGCTGGCCAGACACCTCGCAGAGAGCGTCAACGGTGACGTCATCTTCGCAGCCTTCACCGGGAAGGCCGCAAGCGTACTGAGGGCGAGCGGAGCCCGGGACGCGCAGACCCTCCACAGCCTCATCTACCACCCCAAGGGGAAGTCCCGGGAGCGGCTGGATGAGCTCAGGAGGGAGCTTGCTGACGTCCAGGAGATGATCAACCAGGATCGGCTGGAGGGACCCCCCGACCACGTTGACTGCAACCGCAAGACAGACCGGCTCCAGAAGCTCCAGGGCGAGGTCAGGGCAGAGGAGAAGAATGCTGCGCGCCCCGCCTTCTCCCTCAACCTGGAGAGCAAACTAGCAACAGCCTCGCTGCTGGTGATTGACGAATGTTCGATGGTGGCGGAGGACATGGCGCAGGACATACTCAGCTTTGGCGTCCCCGTCCTCGTGTTGGGCGACCCAGCCCAGCTCCCGCCTGTCAAGGGCACCGGATATTTCACTGACGCTGAACCTGACATCATGCTCACGGAGATACACCGGCAGGCCCGGGACAACCCTATCATTGAACTGGCCACCCGCGTCCGCAACGGGGAGGGCCTGGCCCTCGGGCAGTACGGCTCAAGCAGCGTGATCAGCCGCGCCACACCCGAGCTGGCGATGGCCGCCAACCAGGTCATTGTGGGGAGGAACCGGACCCGGACAGCCACCAACCGCCGCATGCGCCAGCTCCTGGGTCATGACGGTTCGCCCTTTCCCCGGGAGGGGGAGAAGCTGGTGTGCCTCCGCAATGACCGGGAGTTTGGGTTGCTCAACGGCACCCTCCACACGTCAATGACGGACAGCGAGGAGTTGGGGGGGTTTGTCAACCTCCGCATCTGCCCGGAGGACTACCCTGACGTGGAACCC